GGTTTTGGGTAAACGGGGATAAATATTGTATTCATTTTCTTATTTTAATTGAAATTTAAGTTATTCTAATGTTTTTTACACTTTATAATCCGAATCTTCCTTTTGTAGCATTGTAATTTTGTAATACTTGAGCGGCAGATAATGCAATATTATAAACTCTTGTTTCTCCTATTCTTCCGTTGAATGGATAATTATTTCCCGCATTGCCATATTTTCCAATATATTGATTTGTTTGGCCTGTATTTAATGTTCCAGAAGCGTTCACACTCGCAACTTGAACACCATTAACATATATAATTTTTATACTTCCATTGTAAGTACAAATAACATGATTCCATACATTCGCAGTCAAATAAGTAGAAGAAGCGAAAGTCAAATCTTGATTATTTATTGTTCCGCCAAATGTTCTAAAATAAAATGCAGTAAGACTAAGAAACATGCTATATTGACTATTTACTGCTCCTTTTTCAAAAAGAAATCCTTCTTGACTTAAAGGACTAGGATAAAACCAACATTCCATTGTTATTGTTTGAGAATCATAAGCTGCGGAAGTAGATGATTCTAACCAACTATTACTACCATTATAACTAAAATATTTTGGATCACTTGAATTATATGTTGCATTATTAATTGTCCAAGATAAAGCGGTTGGACTTACATCATAAAATGTTGTTCCAGCGCCGCCATAACTATATGGATTACCAGCATCAAGATTTAATACTAATCCTTGTTGTACAATTGTATTTGCAAATTTTGACTTTTGAGCTTCGTAATTTTGAGATATTTCTGTTGCACTTAATGCTCTGCTATATATTAAAGTAGACCCCACATTAATTGGCGCATATCTTCCAGAAACAATATCATCTCTAGCAATTATTAAATCTCCAAGCGTAGAACCTGAATACGATATCGGCGAAGTATTTGCATTTGTATTTGCTAATACTCCGTCTTTATAAATTCTTACATTAGAACCATCAAAAGTACCTACTAAATTAGTCCAAGTATTCAATGGCATTGTAGTAGTAGCGTCTACAACCGCAGCTAAACTGTTTCTTATTCTAAACCAAACTGTGTCTGTATTATTTGTAGCCATTAATGCGTACGCATCTCTATCATTTCTTCTTAAAAAGTTGCATATGCTTGATTGATAAGCATTTCTTTTAAGCCACATTGAGACAGTAACGGTTGTAGGATTTAATACAAAATAATCTGCGACTGTCAAATAATCAGAAGAACCATCAAACTTAATCGCTCCTTTATTATAAACATCAAATAACGGCATATCTGCCACCACTTGACTACCTACTGCCCCACCAAATGATCCATGATTATTATTGTTACTCAAATCAATTATACTTCTATCAGTATTAGATATACCCCATTTTTGTCCAAGATATGTGTTTACTTGTTTTCTTTCTGTGACTGATAACCCACGATTAAAAATAATGACTTCACACTGAATGCCATTAAAATATCTACTAAAAGTGTCTGTATTTGATCCCCAAGAACCTATTAACCAACCTTTTGTATCTTCTGTCCATGTAGAACTTGGAGATGGTACAGGAGTTACAGAAGTACCATTATATCCACCAGTTATAGTAGTAGAATCTTTAGTTATCCAATAACAATATGTTGTATTATTAGAGTATGCGGTTGACCCAATATTACCCGCAGGAGTAAATCCTGTGTCTTGAAATCCCCAATAATATTGATCGGCAGTTCCATTTCTTTCTATTGAAAAACCAGCATATTGAGCATTTGCTCCTCCGTGATAATTATCTAAAATTTGTGAATACGCATTGGTTTCTCCGGCAGTTCTCCAAACTACAAAAACAGAACCTCCAGTTCTATTATTAATTATTGTGCTATTGTATCTTAAATATTGACCAGACACAGCAGTAAATTGAATTGCTTTTCTACTATTTACAACTGCGCTTCTTGATGGTTGATTATTAACAGTGGCTTGAAAAAAATGCCTATTATTTCCACTTTTATCTCTCCATTGGCTGACACTCGTTCCTGAACTATAACTAAAAGTTGTATCATCAGCAGCATCTAACCACAATGCCAATCCATTTTTTACAGGCAAATCAGTTGGATATGATTTATTATTTGATGCATCTAAACACATCACTAAAGAATCCGTAATAATTTTGGGGCTATACTGAAGCACTTTGTTCCTTTATATTGTTAAGATAAATGTTAAAATTTTCTTTGGTTGCGTCTTTTAGTTTGACTAGTTTATGATACTGCTTATGACAAGGATTGCATAATGTTATTAAATTATTGACTTCAAATCTATCGCCTGAAAAATGTTTCCATGAATTTAAATGATGAGCATGTATATTTTTATTAGAATCGCAAATAACACATTGGAATCTATCTCTTTCGAAACAAGACCTAGAGAGTCCTTTAAGGATGAATTTTTGATTTTTTCTTAATTTTCTTTCTTCTTCTGTTAAATTGTGATTCCAAGCATGATGTTTCGGACCAACTCTTTCTTTCGATGATCTTCTAACGCCTTCAATTTTTCTTTCTCTTTGCAAGCATTTGCATGATCCTACATTTCCATTTTTTAAATCTTTAGAAATAACATGATGTTTGTTTCCGCAATCACATTGGCACAACCAATACCATCTATCATTTTTTCTATAAGATTTTTCTAAAACAATTAGTCTATTAAATCTTTGACCAATAATTGATTTATCGACTCTCTCTTCTCCTGAAATTCCTAATTTGCATTTATGACAATAACAATCATTCGACCTATTAAAAGCAGAATAAGGAGTTTCTTTTATCACTCCACATTTATCACATTGATATTGGATTCTAGAAGCGCTATTTTTCTTTAACATTTCTACAGGCAAATTTATTTTGTCGCCGACGTTACAAACAACTCCTTTGGATCTATAATAATTTACAGTTCCACCTACAATTAAAATTGGTAATGTTTTTGTAATTAACATATATTATAATCCGAATCTTGTTTTTACTGCTTGATAATTTTGCATTATTTCTGCGGCTGATAAAACTCTATTATATACTAAAGTTTGTGCTATACGTCCTGCAAAATATTGGGCATTTACAGCATTACCTATAGTTGTATATAAATTTGAAATATTAAATGAAAATCCAGTTGCCGTTCCGTCTGCAATTCCATTTGTATACGAAGTTAATGTAGTTCCATCCCAAGTCCAAAAAGTATACCCCCAATTAGAAGGTAAAATTGCAGTTCCAGATGTCAATCTATCAAGCCCCCAAGTACCAACTCTTACTTTATTATTCGCTGAGTCCCAATACGAAACCATTCCTAGTCCAGTAGAATTATTTCCAAAAAATACAGGTGTTCCTGTTGCTGTGGGATAAATCCAAGCACCCCATGAAAAAGATTGATTTCCAGTTATTAACGAACTGACACTGACATATTGAGAACTTCCGTTAAATACAATGCTTCCGCCGTTTGCACTGTTAAATGTCGCTCCATTAATAGTTCCATTATTTCTATTTCCGCTTAAATCTACAAAAAATGTGCCTGTAACAAAAGTTCCGCTGCTAGTAAATGTATGGACTGTTTCAGTGCCTACCGTAGTGATTGTTCCACCAGTTGCTTTTTGTGGTCCTTTATAACGAATTATCACTATACCTGAACCTCCTGATCCACCGCCTTGTGCATTAAATAAATAACCACCTCCACCTCCACCAGTATTTGCTGATCCACTTGTTGAATATCTCAGTGGAGAATTATGTGGAGATGGTGATACTCCTCCAGTGCCTCCACCTCCAATACCACCAAGTCCATATGTTAAAATATTAGTAAGATTAGTGCCGCCACCACCACCGCCATAATATTGCGACGTTCCAGAAATGGAAAATGGTAAACCGGGTCCACCAAAACCACCATTCACTATTCCTCCAGTACCGCCTACGCCACCAGCACCTCCTCCTCCAGCAGTTCCATAGTAAACAGCCAAAGCGGGACCTGACTCAGCACTTACATCACCACCATTAAAACCTTGAGCAGCAGTACCAGAACCGCCTGTGATTGACGAACTATTACCATCACATCCACCTCCTCCAGATCCTCCATTATTTCTTGCTTGTGTGGCGTTTCCTTGAGATTTACCGGCTCCACCACCAACAGCAGTTAAAACAGTACTAGCGCCAGAAAATATTGAATTTTCACCCGGATCTCCAGTATTTGAAGTAGAGTTAGCACCTGCACCTCCCTGACCAACAGTTACAGTGTAAGTCGTATTGCGAACGATAGTATAATTTGATGTATATAAAACTCCTCCACCGCCGCCGCCGCCGCCATGATAACCACCACCAGCACCCCCACCAGCGACAACTAATACTTCAGCTTTAATTGGACCATACGAATTTGCACTCGATGCATCCAAATCTAATATTAATCCACTCTTAACTATTTTTGGTCCGCCAGTTACTGTACTCATATTTTATATTCCATAAGTTTTACGGGTTGCATTGAAATTTTGCAATACTTCTGCGGCAGTTAATGCTTTTTGATAATATAATATTTGAGCAATATCTCCGTTCCATAAATCCGCAGTTGTTTTATTACATCCTATATATAATGGTGGACTGCCAGATGATGGATAATGATTACCGACAGGTAGAGAACTAAGAGTAGAGTAAAGAATACCATTTATATATATTGTAGCAGTATTAGATACGCTTTTATCAACCACAACTGCAAAATGTCTCCATACATTATCAGATATAGCCGGTCCTTGAACTTGACTTGCAGTAGTAGAATCTCCATATATCATAAATCTAAACGCATTGGCTGTAGTCAATCCATTTCTTAATCTGCTAATATTCCAACCATTAGCAGTTGCATATACGTCTGAATTTCTAGATACTATTGTATCATGAGTATCATCATTTGTTGATGTTCTACAATATCCTGCTATTGTAAAATCATTTCTATCTAAATTAGAAGAATATGGAACAGTAATATATTGAGATCCACTAAATACATATCCAGCAGAGTTAAACGTCGCATTTGTCAAATCAGCATTAACATTATTTCCACTTATATCCAACAAACCACCACCGCTTGCGAGAGTATTAGCTGTGGATGTATTTGATGCGTATTTTGTAGGATATGTTCCGGTTTGAATTTGAGGTTCTTTTAAATCATATGAATGAGTGTACCCTGTATAATCATCTCCATCTTGAATAAACCAAAGCACTTTGGCAGTTGACGCTGGCGAGGTAACTGTGAACCAAGCTAATTGCCATTCATCTATATTATAAATATGAATTTGAAGTGTTGTTGGAAAACTAACTGACCCTACTACAACATTTGATGAATTATAAAATTGAATTTGAAATCTTAAAGTTGGAGTGCCAGATACTTTTCTATATTTAACAGAAAATGTATAGGTTGTTGACGCTGAAAATCCACTAACATATCCAGTATTAAAACGAGTATTGCTATTAACGTCTACTATTCTTATAGCAGAATTATTTTCTATATACGAATATGATCCTATAGTTCCTTGGCCGCTGCTGTCAACACTCCAATTTGTTGGTAATGAAGAATATGTTGTTGTTAGTAAATTAGTTATTGTTTCATTTCTGGAAAAATAATCTGTAGCTAAATTACTATATTGAGTCATGTAGGCTTTTTTCTCAAACTGAGCGCCCCAAACTAAAATAGAAGTTGAATGCGGATGAGCATCGCTAAAAGTTACTCCAAATTGTATTTGATTAACTCCTGATGCCGGTATTGTTACAGATACCGATACTCTCCTCCAACTAGTTATTGTAGACCTAGATACAGCTAATACATTAGTTGTATAATTAACCAACGTTCCATTTAATCCAGTGGCTATTCTAATTTGAGGATCTACTGATAAATTTATATTTTTTAACCAAATACTTGCCGTGTAAGTAGTACTTGCAGCAACTGTAATGCTATCTGTCCATCTTGAATATCCACCTGTTAATTTTATCGCAGTCATGGTCCCATCAGGAGCCATGTCAACATTTAACGCAACAGTAGCATTTACCCAATTATTAAATAAATTCCCATCCCATCCCCCAGTTGAAGCAACTGTATTTGTTATTAAATTTGTGGTAGCTTCACCTCTAAAGCTTTTAGAAAATTCACGGTTATAATATAACTGTAAATCTTTCTTTACTATTCCTCGGTTGGCATGTTGGACAGACATACTTTATTATTGTAATTTTAATTTGAAGGTAAGAATACTTTTCCTATCACTGAGTCTCTTTTACTCAATAGTTTTTGCTTTAGAGCTTCGATTGCATCTTTAACTCTTTCATAAGCCATCTGGCATACTTCTTCTTCGTCTTTACCAGCAGAATCAACTAAAGGAATAGTCTCTTCTACGTTTAAAGACCTGTTATTAGTAATGTCTGTGATCATGAACCCAATGATTATTCTATTTGGGTCATTGCTAGGACATAACTCGTATTTGTATATTTTGTATTCTATTTCTTCCATAAATTTATTAATTTAAAGGTCCGAATAATGGGATATAAACTTTGTCTGTTCCTGCTGCACCTGTCATAATTGGTAACCAACCTTTAAGGGTCCTACCAGCGGTGCCTCCTGCTGGGCTTTCTATTAAAGCTGTTTCTACTCTTATTACAGGAACAGAGCCATTGCCTTTAATGTGAAGCCTTGCTGCGTTTGGAGCGGTAAGACCAATGCCAACATTTCCATCTCTATCAAAAATATGGTTTGTTGTTCCATTGATTTGAAGAGTTAATATGTCGTAAGAGTTGCTTACTGAACTAATTATAGCTCCACCACCATTACTAACAGTCAATCCTCTAGTGCTTGATCCGCTATCGTCACTAATTAAGACGGTGCCGTTATTAACTGCTGGTCTAATATTACCTTGAGAAGCGCTAGTTCCAGTAACAAAAATTCCTCCAACATTTGTAGTCCCCACTACTCTAAAAGAACCGACTACATCAAGTTTAGTAGTAGGAGCAGCCTTGTTAATACCAACATCCCCAGCAGTAGTAATAATAACGCTATTTGCTACACCATTAGCATGAAATCCAAAACCGCCATTATTATTGTACAAATTCATTGAATCTGTGCCACCCCAACTTGCACTGCTTCTATTTTTAAAGAATTGAGCATTACCATTACTCGTATACCAAATTAAATTTACATAGTCTGTATTAGCAGTGCTTCCTAGGCTTAATTGGCATGCAGTTTGATTATTGTAAAATCTACCTGCATCTAAGGCTGAAGAATATACATCTAAATTATAATTAGGATTTGTGCTGCCTATACCTACCCTTCCCTCTACAATTAATCCATTACTAGGAGCAGCAGTATTATAAGTAGTAGAACCGATGCTCGCGCCGCCAATTACTGATAATTTATTAGCAGGATTACTAGTCCCAATGCCTATTTTGTTATTAATTAGAACGAAATCGCCGCTGCCATACTGACCAGCGACCACACGGTCATCTGCAAATACCTCAAGCACTGGGAGACCAGCAGAGTTATTAACAGACATCAATGAATCAGATAAATCGTCAACTACTGAAAACAATGTACCATTTGTACCATCTGTCCTCAAAACTGTCTCGCCAGCAATTGTAGATACAATGTGAAGTTTACCTGATGGGGTAGTCGTACCAATACCTACGCTGCCATTATAATTAAAATTAACAGAATTCTGCCAAGCATTTGCAGAGTTATAAGTCCAAAGAGCTAAATTTGTACCTGCGGCATTTGGTTGAAAATTGTAAGCTCTAGTATTTGCTGCATTTGCTATATAAAGATGAGAACTTATTGAATCAGAACCATTTTTAAGAATTCTTACTCCATTTTGTCCACCTCCTACTATTAAAGTATTTGTGACTACGAAACTACCATCTGTTTTAATGTGATCTGCTTCTGATCTATAAAGATTAGCTACAGAATTTGCGCCAAATGTTATTCCACTGGCTGGCAAAGTGGAACCCGCGCCGCCAACTGATAAGAGAGTAGTCCCATAACTAACACCAATACCTACTCTGCCATTGTCATTAATATGAAGTCTATTGGAAAGAGTTCCAGCAAATCTAGTAGCAAAAAATAAACCCCCATAACCGCCTCCAGCACTGTTTTCATAAGATCCTCTAATTTGAGCGATATCATGAGCGACATCTGCTATTCTAAAATTTAATCCAAATCCATTGGAGCTACCTTGTCCATCATTAGTTGATAAAGTTAAATATCTAATAGCAGCAGAAGCCAATTGAACATCTAATAAACTATATGGAGAAAGTGTACCAATTCCAACATTTGCACCAGTGATGACCATCCTTGTAGTGCTATTTGTACCAAAAGAAAGAGGTTGATTATTTACTGTTTGTAATTTCGCCTGATAAGAAGTTCCATCTCTTACTAAAGAGAACTCAGCAGAAGGAGTTCCCAATTCGCTCAATCTAAAACTCACTTTATTATTAGCAGAAACTCCATTGCTTCTAATATTAGCTAATATATTTTCGCCGCTATTTAAGTTAACTTGGAATTTGTCTCCGGGATTTGTTATACCTATACCAACATTTCCAACATTATCAATAGACATTTTAGTAGTTGCAGCAGCGCCATTAGAAGTACCAAAAGCTAATTTATAATAATCAACACCAGCACCTTGGATCGCCTTGACGTAAGCACCATGAGTATAGTATGAAGACAAAACGCTTCCCATTCTTAAAGTAATTTCTTCTCCATCTATATTATCTGTGCTGCCAATTAAGAATTCTGGGACACTATCAGCTACTATCGCTGTAGGAACGCTTGATTTAGCATAATTGTATACGTCTTCGCCCATTACAACCAATTTAGCAGTAGGATTATCTGTGCCTATACCAACATTACCATTTGTATCGATACGAAAATATTCATTTACACCAATACCTTTTGTAATTGTAAATGATGTTGTTCCATATCCACCAACAAACCACTTACTTGTTCCAGCATTTAATAAATTAATACCATAATAACCAATTGTTGCAGAATCTAAATAAGCATAAGCACCTGCGGCAGTAGTTTTTGATCGTATAACAGCATCATTTGATGTTTGATATATATCTAATTTATGACTAGGATTTGTTGTACCTATGCCGACACTACCGTTAACAAATAAATTGCCAGTAACATTGTCTATATAATTTGACCCTCTGAAACTTTGTTGAGCAACATAGACTTTTACGTCACGAAAATAAATTCTTTGTCTAAATAAAGAAACTATTACCCTTAAATACTCATAATCATTTTGATTATTAATAGAAGTTTCTTTTATTAAATTCCATTTATTGTTTCTATAAACATAATGTAAAGCACCTGCTCCTTTTAAAACAGTTTTGAATCTCCACCAAGCATTTCTGGTATCAAACGAGTAATCAGAACCAGAGGAATTTGAATTTGTATATATGTCTATTGTAGTATTAGCTTGATAAATTAAATTGGCAGGTGTTTGATTATAACTAAAACTAACTGAATTTCCTCCAACAAATCCTATCATAACATAGATACCACCAGCACTATTATCTTGAGTAAAAGATTCATACTCTAAAGTTAAACCTTCAACTCTACGAAATCTTCTTTTACTTAAAATGCCTCTCTCCCAATTATCACTAGCCGCAGAATCAATAAACCAAGATCCATCTGCAAAACTATTAGCTTGTGGATTATTAGTTAATCCTGAATAATCCCAGTCATTTATTGATCTATCAACTCCTCTAAATGAGTATTGATTTTGACCTTCTTCGTATTGCATTATCGCAATTCCATTTACATCCAATTTTGCCCCCGGAACGTCCGTTCCTATCCCTACATCGCCTTGTTGAGTAACAACAAGTTGTTTTGTAAATGCACCGCTGACATTCCAAACTGCAAAAGTATTAGCGCTATCTGCCCCAATGGCCCCTTGTCCAGTTGCACTCGCTGTTCTTCCTAAAACTAACTGTATCGAAGCGCTAGCTGCGCTAATTTGAGCGCCATAGTTTACCCTCTTATTTGCAATCAGAACACCAACCCCTAATTCATCAGCTACATACAGGTCTGCTCCAATATTTAAACTAGTGGCAACTTCTAAAGAGCCATCTGTTTTAATTGTCGAAGTGGCGCTTCTGTACAAATTAGCAGAAGCATCGCCGCCAAAAGATAAACCTTTTGCAGCAGTTGTCGAACTTGCTTCCCCTACGGTAAGCAAAGATAAAGGGGTAAAAGTACCTATCCCGACATTACCTAAACTAGTAATGCGCATTCTTTCGCCTTCATTAACACCACCTTCATGAGTGTTAAACGTAATAAACTGTGAATTGTAAGCTCCCGCAGCCGCTGCTGCATTATTTACCGTCATTCCTGCTGCAACACTACCGCCATCTAATAAGCCAAATGTTATATTAGCTCCTCTATTTATTGTAGCGTGTGCCGTAAGGAAAGATCTGCGAACGGAAGTATCTGCGGTTGTAGAATTATAATTGACCTCTATGTTTCCTTGTACAGTGAGCTTTCCAACAGGACTTGTTGTGCCTATACCAACATTACCGCCCATCAATGCCAACTTTTGTGTATCAATTCTTAAGCGAGTAGTATTGATTATAAAAATATTTCTATTTAAAAAATCAAATGTAGCAATGTTAGAACCATTCCAAGCCCATCCACAAACATTAGGAGTAATAGTAGTTATAGTGGCAATTGGAGTTCCATCTAATCCTACTTTATAAATATTTGCACCATTTTGTGTTACCCATAAATAAGAACCATCATATGTTATAGCTTGAGCGCTAATTGTACCCGCTGCACTTGCATACGATGACACAAAATCAATTGATGAACCATTCCATTTGTAAATATACAATGTACCAACATAAACTAAATATAAATGTCCATCAGCATATTCAATATCAAACGTATAAGGTACCGCAGTAATAGCAGCAGATTCTGCAATTATTGTTGCAGTTTGATTTGTTGTATCTAAATCATAACCTACTATTTTAGTTGCTGCTCCTGTGTAAACCACGCACCATAAATATCTACCATCCCAAGCAGCACCATGAGGATAATTATATCCAGATGGCAGTGGCAATGTTACGAAAAAATAACCATAAGCATTAGGTATTTGAACAAAATTATTATCATAAAAATAAGCACGATAATTAATATGATCAGTAAAAATATAATGTTTGCCAGTCCAAACCACGCCTCTAAATTCTTGATTTGCAACAAGTTTACCTGTATCATAATAAGTTAGACTAGAATCAGTAGTATCAGCGCCAAATGAACTAATACCCGGATAAGAAGTAGTATAAGAAGCGGTTTTATGAGAAAGCAGATTGGAGCTAAGTCTAATCGTCCCTACTACGTCTAATTTAGCGGTTGGACTTACTGTACCTATACCAACATTACCAGATGAGTTAATGCGCATTCTTTCTGCTAAACCATTATTATAATTTGTAAAAACTAAATCCGTCTGCGCAGCAGTAGTGTTCGATAAGACTGCGCTTATTATAGCTGTAGCTGAATAATTTCCTGCTACTATAAAAGATAGGGCGGATTCATTGTTAGTTGTAGCTGTTGCGGTATTTGCTAATGTTAAATTAAATACTTTTCCCCCAGCGCTAGAACCGCCAATTCTTGCGATAACGCTATTATCACTAACTACTGATATTGAATTTGAACCAACTTGCAAGGTAGCGGTTGGACTTGTTGTACTAATACCAACATTACCAGCGCCATCAATGCGCATTCTTTCTGTATAAGAACCATTATTCCAAGCAAAATAACCAGTGCCTCTTGTATAATAAGATGTATTGATGAATGCTGCCGTAGCTGCTCTGTCAATTGCCTCAATATAACAATTTGAAGAACCAACTCCAAATTCAAATCCTCCGCCAGCACCATATACATGTAATTTTGTAGAAGGATTTGTCGTCCCTATGCCGACATTACCACCGTTTTGATTAAATACTATATTTTTATAACCAACGCCTTGTTCAACTGATTGTAAAGCATAATATCCGTTTGTATTTGAACCCCTACTAATAATTAATTGAAAATCATTAGAACCAGCCGTCGCCGTAGCAAATGTTAAACAATTACCAGCAGATGTTTTGAGTGCTGAATCTGCAATGCTAACTCTTGAACTATTTAATTGACTTGGAGTACCGATACTGATGCCACCCACTGAATCTAATCGCATTCTTTCGATACCATTTGTCCCAAATATAATAGGAATAGTATTCGAAGTTCCAATCGCTAATAGCGTTGGATGAACTGCGCCGAGAGTAGTTGTACCTAAAAATGCTGCTCCAGAAGTATTTGCTCCGAATATGGTCCCAGCTACAGGATTAGGACCATACATTCCTGCTATGAGGACGCCATCAGTGCTTGCTTTGGCTTGAAATTGAGCTACGCTAGTTAAAGTCTCAGCGTCAAGACGCATTATTGTAGCTGCGGCTCCACTTACATGGAGTTTTGAAGCTGGATTTGTTAACCCTATGCCTACGTTGCCAGCAGAAGTAATATAAACTCTATCAGTGTCACTCGTCTTTAATGACATCGCTTGAGCATCAGATGTCCTGATAATTAGCGTCCCCGCTGTTGAATTTACGTCGTTTGATGCTGGTGTAATTACGATATCGCCCATATTTTTATTCCGTATACCTTTCAGTTACAAGTTTAGAAACATCCTTACGCTCTGCAAAAATTGTATAATAATAATTATATATATTATCATCACTATCTGTATAAATGTATACTTTGTTGTCCCCTATTTGATCTACACTATAGTCTCTTACCTTACCATCTTTACGTTTACCTATTGATGTTAAATCAACGGTTATTGAATCATCGTGAACTAAGCCTGACCAATAATGAGGTAGTTTTATTTCGCTATTATTATTTCGGCCTCTGAAATAGACGCCGTTTTCTGGGCCTTCTAAAGAGGCATGCGCCAATCTCTTGCCAGAGACTGTTGGGTGAGTTATATCGAAACTTTTTGTTGTAGCAGCGAAGCTGCCGATTACTTGAAGCCTATATGTAGTATTAACAGCAGTATTTATTCCTACATAAGTGCCATCATCAAAGATTTGGCTATTTGCTATTGATTTGGTGCCATTCCATTTCGTGATAAAGTTAGCAGTGCCATTGCCAGAAACAAGATTTGCGGCAGTTACATTTCCGGCAACTATTAAACTACCATCTGTCTTTATTGTGTCTTCGGCAGATCTGTATAAATTAGCTTCAGCATCTCCGCCAAATGTTAAGCCGCTTGCTGCTAAAGCAGAACCTGCTCCACCAACGTTTAAAAGAGAATTTGTTCCTCTTGATCCAACTAAAACTTTTGATCCGCTAATTGCAAAATTTACATTACTATTATGATCTTCTATAGACAGAGAATAGTCTGATGAATGATCTCTTATCCTTAATCCAGCGTTTGAAGTCGTTTGATTTGCTGCGCTTAAATTATTTCCTCTTTCTAAGAGAAGGATATTTGTTGCGGCAGGACTTCCAAAGAGTTCTTTAAAGAATGCAATTGGTTGAGCAGTGTTTGAATTCCTTGTTACATTAAGTAATCCAGTTGGCACTGAAGTTCCAATACCAACATTACCACCAAAAGGCTGAATATTTAATGGACTTACTCCAGCAGTATTAGTGTTATGTTGATAAGTTTGGATTAACCCATAAGTGAATCCAGCAGTATTGACTGTTGCAACGGTCACTCTTACATTAGAAGAAAAAGAATCGCAAACATTAAAAGCATTAGCTCCAAAAGAATCAACTGATAGTTTGCCAGTTGGATTTGTTGTACCTATACCGACATTACCGCCATTAGGATTTAATAAAAGAGGATAATTTGCCGCCAAACTAGTTTCATCAGTTGATTGTATCCAAGCGCCTAAGCCTCCCGCTCTAATCCCAAAATCTAGCACTGCGTTGTCTGTCGTATTGCTGATTCTAAATATACCACTTTGAGTTACGCCTACAGAAGCTGGATTTCCTACTACTCCATCGACTTGCAATTTTTGTAAAGGACTTGTTATGCCTATACCAATATTTCCATCTCCTTTGATTGTTAATCTATCTGTACTATTAGTTTGTAAATTGAAAGATCTAACGCTGCTATCATGTCCAATATATAATGCAGTATCATTAATATTAAAAGTTGTAGTATATGCACTTGTAGAATTACCTGCAAATCTAAAAGCAGCTTTATCTCCGGGTTCAATACTTAGAGGAGTGGTATTATTAGCATCATAAACTCTTAACTTATAAGAAGAAGATGTTGTGCCTATTCCGACACTACCTTCAACAATTAATCCATTTGCTGGAGCAGATACATTGTAACTATTTGAACCAATACTCGCGGCTCCAATTACTGATAATTTATTTGCTGGGTTACTCGTACCAATTCCAACTTTATTATTAATTAAAACGAAGTCTCCACTTCCATATTGCCCAGCGACAACCCTATCATCAGCGAAGACTTCTAAGACTGGAAGACCTGCTGAATTGTTTACTGACATTAATGAATCGCTAAGGTCATCAACGACTGAGAATAGGGTTCCGTTTGTGCCGTCTGTTCGAAGAACGGTTTCACCAGCAACTGAAGAGACGATATGAAGTTTACCACTTGGTTGATTTGTCCCTATACCAACATAACCTCCTTGATTGAATCTAATTGCTGATAACCAAGCATTTCCTGCGACATTTCCTACATTAATATCAATAGGATTAGTAAAAGCATTAGAGTATAGATTACTATTAAATTGAATATAATCTAAAGATCTTATTCGGCCAGCCGCTAAGAATGCGCCATCTGTTCTAATAGAAGCACTTGACTCTCTATATAAATTTGCACTAGCATCTGCACCAAAAGTTATACCACTTGCAGCGGCAGTGGAACCCGCGCCACCAACTGATAGAAGAGTCGTTGGAGAAGCTGTTCCTATACCGACTTTACCATCAGATGTTATTCTCGCTCTTTCGATTTCATTAAAAGAGAAAAGCAATGGATTTACAAACGTTGTACTTGCAGGTACTCTTACTTGCCATCCGCCGCCATAACTTTGCAAGTCCACCCCCGCATATGCAGAAATGCCATTATTTTGGTTATTTATTCTTACATATGTTTGACTATTTGCTGTGTTATATACTTCTAATTTATGAGCAGGATTTGTAGTGCCTATGCCTACATTTCCGTTTTCATCAATAACAACTTGTGCAGTAGCAGCAACAGAAGGCAGAGAAGCTCCATTACAATTAAAAGCAATATAATCTACAGTATCAGAAATATGCCTTATTAATGATCCATATGTTGGTCTTCCAAAACGAATACCGGGATCATTATTAGATTGCAAATCCAGCAAAACAGAATCTGCGCCCGCAGATTGCACCACGGTTAATCTACTAGTTGGACTTGTGGTTCCTATACCTATCCCAGTTCCTAAATCATAAATACTACCTGTAATTAATTCTTTAGCGCCATTCCAACGAGAGGTCCAGTTTGCTGTCCCTTGACCAGATAAGAAAGTACTACCTGCATAACCACTTAGAGAATTAATCCTAGCGTTAAGAGTTGAACCAGTTGCAGCTAGGTTCGTGTTCGTAGTGTTGATCTTCGTATCAAGAGTCGAACCAGTGGCAGCTAGGTTAGTGTTCGTAGTGTTGATCTTGGTATCAAGAGTCGAACCAGTGGCAGCTAGGTTAGTGTTCGTAGTGTTGATCTTGGTATCAAGAGTCGAACCTGTGGCAGCTAGGTTAGTGTTCGTAGTGTTGATCTTCGTATCAAGAGTCGAACCTGTGGCAGCTAAGTTAACTACCGTAGCGAAGGTACTGTTGGAGTAACCACTCAGAGTGTTGATCTTCGTGTCAAGGACCGAACCAGTTGCAGCTAGGTTCGTTATCGTCGCGAAGGTCGCATTTGAGTAGCCACTCAGAGTGTTAATCTTAGTATCAAGGACCGAACCAGTTGCGGCAATGTTTCCGCTCAAAGAAGTAATCGTTGGGGAAATTATCCCGACAGCGGCCTCTAAAGATCCGTCTGTCTTAATTCTTGAGCTAGATATTCTGTACAAGTTAGCGCTAGCATCGCCACCAAAAGTTAAACCGTTTGCTGCGCTAGTTGACCCTGCTGTTCCTACGCTAAGTAAAGATAAAGGCGTAAAAGTTCCTATGCCAACATAACCCGATTGAGTAATACGCATTCTCTCATCTGTACTAACATTACCTTCATGAGTGTTAAACCCAATGAACTGAGAATTGTATCCTGACGAACTTGATGCTGTATTATAAACTGTCATTCCCGCTAGGCCACCGCCATCGATTAAGCCAAATCCTATATTAGATCCTCTATTTACTAGAGCATGAGATGTAAGAAACGTTCTGCGAACGAAGCTGTCTGCGGTTGTAGAGTTGTAATTAACTTCTATATTCCCTTGTACGGTAAGTTTCCCAATAGGACTTGCCGTACCTATACCAACGTTACCGTTTGTATCAATTCGAACCCTGTCTGTGTCGTTTGTTCTTAAAGAGAATCCATGATTTGTGACTGAGCCAGCATACACAAGCGAAGTGCCAGTGTTCGCAATCATCCCACCTTGCACAGTATTTGTTCCTGCTGACACCCGAATGCGAGCATCAGCGCCAGCGGTATCAACGTGCAACAATGTGGCTGGACTTGTTGTACCTATACCAACGTTACCATTTGTATCTATTGTTAAACGTTGCGCATTTGATGTATAAAAATAAAGATTATCAGCGAAATAACTTATTATACCGGCACTATTAGTGCTATTTGAAAATTTTATAGCAGCAAAAGCAGCAGAAGATGCAATATGTAATTTTTGTTCTGGAGCAGTTGTTCCTATACCAACATTACCACCAGCAGCGATTCTTAGTCTTTCTGTTCCATTTGTCGTAAATACTAGTGGATACGCTTGTGCAACGCCAAGGTAAGCAAGGCCTGTAGCCACACCATATACATTTGTCGCAGCAGCATTATTAAATCCAACTGCACCACCAACTAAAGCCCTAACATCAAAACTTAATTTTACATCAGTTCCTGTCGCGTTTACTGTAGAAATGCTTCCGCCTTCAACTGCTAACCTTGAAGCTGGCGTAAGTGTCCCTATGCCTACGCTACCACCCGCTTGAATAACCATTCTAGTAGTATCTCCAAGAGCATTATCGTATCCAATAAATTGAGCGATATAAGCGGTGGTAGTATCATTTGTAAATACTTTTAATGCTGTAGTAGCTGATGACTGTCTTATATCTAATTTAGCAGCAGGGTTATTTGAACCAATTCCCAAACTTCCACCAGTAGCAAATGTAAAAAGTTCATTAAAAGTAGATCCATTATAATAAAAATACTGTAAAGCATGCGGAGAAGTTGATGAGCTAAGTCTTTTAGATATATGCCAAAATGTTCTAACTCCAGCCATATTAGAACCAAGATTTAAATTAGAATAACCATCTCCAATTGTTTCTGCTCCAAGAGTTGCTTGAGTATCGTATCCAGAAGAAACAGTAACTATTCCATAATCAACAAGACCATTGCTACCGTTATCTCCAATTTTTGATATTTGTAATTTCGCAGCGGGGCTTGTTGTGCCTATTCCAACTGCTGTACCTATATCATAAATACTACCTGTAACCAATTGTTTAGTGCCGCTCCAGCGAGGGACGTAGTTGGATACTCCGACTCCAGAAAGGAAAGTGTTACCTGCGTAACCGCTCAGAGAGTTAATCTTCGTATCAAGAGTCGAACCAGTAGCAGCTAGGTTAAGGATCGTCGCAAAGTTCGCATTGGAGTAGCCGCTCAAGGTGTTGATCTTCGTATCAAGAGTCGAACCAGTAGCAGCTAGGTTAAGGATCGTAGCAAAGTTCGCATTGGAGTAACCACTCAGAGTGTTGATCTTCGTATCAAGGGCAGAATCAGTTGTAGCTAGGTTCGTTATCGTCGCGAAGGTCGCATTAGAGTAACCGCTAAGAGAATTTATCCTATTATTTAATAAAGTTCCAGTAGCAGCAATTTGCCCACTTAAAGACGCAAGATCAGCGTTACTTGAATCCGCTTGCCACATTACGCCTGATGACGTACAGGCTAAAACTTGACCGGGAGTTCCTAAACTACTGGAATAGTCAAATATAAAACCAGAAATTTGAATTCCTGTCGTCAGAACTTCATCTATAGCAAATTGAGCCATTTGTAAACCTTAAACCTTATTATTAATTACACAAAAAAATCTCTAGCCCCCTAAAAATCGAGAGCTAAAGATTGCGTTTTTAAGATTGCTATCTAATTTAAATTAGAGTTGCATCTTCGGGAATGGAGGAATCTCTGGAGCCGTCGCTGAATTGACTACGCTTTGAAGAGCCGCAGTACACTTGTCAAGGTATACATGCTCATCGTAACTCAATCGACTCTGACGAGCTAGACCTACAAAAGTGTTTAAGGCAATTTGTGCGGTAGGATCTGGCAGGTCTTTAACGGATGGAGGTTGCTGGGGTGGCTGTTGATTGGTCTGTTCCATATATTTATTATCTTCCTTCGGCTAAAATTTTCTTTGCAATATCAGAGACGTTATTGTCACTGACTCTTTGATTTCCGGCTACTTTTAGATAAGAATTATTGTGTCTGCGAAATTCATTCAATAATCGCTCTCTCAACATCTTCATATTATCTACAGGGATAAGGCTCATTTTAAGGGCATGATTTTGGAGATCGCTTTTAGTCATGGCATTCAACTGACTCCAATATTCGTCTTCATTAAAAGTCCCGTATTTATCTGATCCAGAATCGCCAAGAATTTGATCGAGAGTTTGGTACTGCTTCTCTTCAATCTTGGCATGAGTTTGATTTAGATCTTCTAGAGCTTGCTTCTTTTTAGCCATACCATATTCTAATATATATAAAGGAAAATATAAAATAAAAAACCCCAGAGGGGTTACCTCTGGGGCTAAAACTAAGAGAGTTTTTAATTAGTTGGTGATAACACCACCGACAGCGCGAGCATCGACGCAAACGCGACCTTCCTCTAGGAATCCGTAGAAGCCAGTCTTCTCTGCGCGAGAGATGAATTGGTCATCAGGGAGAACAGTGAGTTGTCCACCGCTCTCAGCGTTTGTAGCAACTGGACGGACGAAGGCCTCACGGCTCAAATCAAGACCAATTGAGAGGTCATGAGAAGCAGTGGCGAAGGTGACAGCATTTGCACCATTGATGTCAGGATAAGTGGTTACGTCAAATGAATCAAATAGAGTGTTATACTTTTGGTTCTTACCAAGTTCGATTAGCTCGATAATGTTGATACCGAACAAGCTCTCCATCCCGCCGCCTCTATACAACTCAGTGCGAACATCTTCAGACAATTGAGTTTGAGTAGTAGAAGAGGTTGCAAAGATAGGATTAAATGAGAAAGCGCGAATCTTAGCCTTAATTTCTGGGCTAATAAAGAGGTCAGTCAACCCGCGAGCAGAGGCATCAGAAGGAGTACCACCAGCAAATGAAACATTAATTCTCTTAAAGCGGAGAATCAAGTCATTCAAGCAGCCTAGATCAAAAGCTCTTGCGCCACCAACTGGAGCGATAAGATGCTTCAAAGCTCCAGAGGCTGAAAAAGAAGCTGAACGACCATTCAAGGTAGCAGCAGCGCCGAGAGCCTTCAAGATAACAGCCCAAGCATTGCGCTCTTGCTTAATAAGAACCTCTTGAGCCATACGATCCAAAGCTCCACTAACTACGTCAAGACGAGCCTTACGAGCATACTTCTTATTGAAAGAGACAGCAGAGTCAAGACGGTAGGTGGCGAGCTTCAACTCTTGAACTGGTTGATCCATGTAGTTGGAGGGTAGACCACCAGCGACATTTTGAGCCCAGACGGAAACTAGGCCAGCGGCCTCGTTGTAATAAAGATCAAGAGGATAAGAAGGACTATCGTCTTCGTTAAACTCCATGTCTTTGTAAATCATGCTGGCAGTACCAGCTTGAGCGAGGACCTTTTGGATAACTGGTCCTACGAAAGCGGCCAAGGCTTCCATAGCTTCAGCAGCCTCAACTACATTGCGAGAACCAACCTTCTTGATTAGCTCTACTTGTTCTGGCGTATTTTTTAATTTAAGTCTCATATTATAATTAATTAATTGGTTAGGTTAGTGGTTATATTATAGGTCGAGGTTCAATAGTGCATAACCATCATCGTCAGCAGAACCTAGATAAGTTCCAACTTTGACATAAGAACCGTGAATAGAAGCATTTGACTCTAGTTCTCCGAGAGTATTAATAAAGGCATTATTACCAGCGGTAGCGCCAGTAGCATAAGCCAAGATAATACCGCGCTTGAGAACTGGTACAGTTTGTCCAGAGACAACAGCACTCAATTCAGCAGCCTTACGAGGATTGAAGATCAACTTCTCGCCGTTTTCGTCAGTTTCGCGAACGTCATTAAGGAGCAATCCAATGACCTTGTTAGCATCGCCAGTACCAGCAGTGGTAACGCGAGCGGTGGTAGAGTAACGATCAGAAACGACGTTAGAGTATGAAGCGCCAACGGAGGTAGCTGATGTGATATTTAAACTATCATCAGAGTTTTTCCAGCCATTGCCGAGGACTTTAACGAAAGTTCCTTTGTTTACAGTTTCGAGATCGAAAGCGAACATGTTGATAACTTCATGCTCACCATAACCGCGAAATGGTTTAATTAATCTTTTAGTAGATGAATATGCCATAGTGTTTTCCTATATATTTATTTGTTTGTTTATTTTGTAATAACGAAGCCTTCGTCATTAAAAGCTGATTGGTATTTTTGCTTAACAGTCTTTGATGGATTAACCATGCCAGCAGTGATTTGATCAGCTTGCTGAGTTCCATTGTTAATAGCGTCATCAACGACAGTAGCATTTTCTGTAGAGGCTACAGTTTCTTTGACTTCAGAAGAGGCGACTTGTTTAGTGTCTTCTTTTGGAGTTTTTGAAGCTTTGTAAGCCTTATTCTTTTCCTTCATTAGGACGCCCATTTTCTTTTGGTAGGCGGAGAAAGAAGTTTCATCTAAATCTCTGATATCGTTAGCAATTACTTCTCTGTCTTCGGTATCAAGATCGTACTCTTCATCAAGCGCAGCCATTCTGGAAGAGAATACTTCTTGCTTCTCCTTGGAAGATTTTTCTTGTTGTAGAGCTTCTAAAGATTGCTTGAGAGACTCAAGCTCCTTCTTTAGGTTTTCAGAATCAGAAGAGAGACTAGCGAACTTCTCTTCAGCGTCCTTGATTGCATCTTCTTTAGCTTTTTGTTCAGCAGCGAATTTCTCAGAGGCATCTTTGAGTTGCTCTCCAATAAAGTCCCTGATGGAAGAAGCGGTTGCCTCTTTAAGCAACTCATCAGTAATTTGAGATAATTCAGATATTTTCATATTCTTTCTTTCGATAATTACATTAGATTCTAACGTTTGTGAAATTTCTTCCGCTTTTTGCTCTACAATTTGTTCAGATTCTTGTTTTCTGACGCTAACACCGATAACATCAGCAGCGGGACTTGCTGTTAAACCAACCCCAAGAGGCAGCACTCGGCCTTTAATTTTACGGTAAATTAATTGATTTTCATTCAGTCTTCCGCTGCCACCAAAGCCGGTTAACTTTCCTTTGATCTTTTCAATCTCTTCTTTGTCAGAAATGATTGTAGCATTTTCAATATTCTTTTCAGATCCCTCTAATACCGCTACTTCAAAATCATTATAACCCAATTCCCAAGAGGCGCTGACCTTCATGTAGTTGTTAGAAGTAGGGTCATTTGATTCTTCGATAGTATTGGCAAGGTCTTTGTTCACAATCTTCCAAACCACACCGCCAAGGGTGATATTGTATGGTTCTTTTTTGTCTTTGACTTGCTCTTCGGTAAGTGGGGCATCAGTCCCAAACTCAGAAAATCCTGCTGACAAGATAACGCCAACTATATTAGCGCGATTGTGTTCAATATTGATTGGCTTATTGATGAAATTTTTATACATCTCAGAAGCAATAGCAGAATCAACTACATCACCATTTTTATTAACACGATTTACGACACAAGCATTAAATGCAATTGGCAAAAGATCCATATTAGACTCAGCATTAACGTTAGGAATAAAATTCCCCACATCAATAAGACTGGCTAATGATAAATACTTATCTTTTTCCTCAGAAACCAATGGTCTGATTGAAGAACTAAATGTCGTAGAGAATTCAAATTTCATATTATTCTAGAAAATATGTAATACTGCCGATTGAGTTAGCGGGAACGATGGCAACGCCCGAAAAATCAGGAACGTCTATAGGCACAGAAAAGTTGCAGTTTCCTTGAGCAATATAAGCCAAAATACTGCCAGTAGTTGTGGCACCTGCATTTAACAAGGTGATAGCGTTGTTAGTTGCTACTACATCAGTGATAAAGATTCTTGAATTTCCACTATTAGGAGGTTGAATGACTACACCAGAAGTAGTGAAATTAGCTATGAGGCCATTTACCGCAGCTACGCCATGTTGAATAAAAGATTTCATTGTTTTATATATTATTTATTTTTTTTATATTGTAGCAAGCAAGTTTGAAATTTTTCTTTGTCAGTTCCCTCTTGAGAGGGTATGCATTTTTGAAGGAAATCTCTGAAATTTTGGCCCTCTGTTTCGCACATTGACTTGTACTCTTCCTCTTCTTCGTAAGAAGCGTAGGTTTGAGCGCGAGATAGTTGATCGACTGTTTTGGTTAGTACTTCACCCTTTTTGTAAGTTGGGCCTTCGTTAATCACTTCGTATGAAATGACTTTACCCATTTGATTTGGTAAATCTTTAATTTCTTTTACGATTCCTTCGCTACCATAATGATTACAGTTCTTATTCACATTTCTGACCTTCTGACCAACCATAAACATTGGTTCAGAACTCATATAGTTAGCGTCAGACTCTTCGGCAAACATTACATAGTTATGAATCATTACCATGTAATCTTCAGTAATGGCAATCTTGCCTTGCAGCCATGACTCTGTTAAGTTTTCTTTAATTTTCTCATTATTTAAAGCATTAAGGATATTCTCCGCATGAGTTTTAATAGAATTCAAAGAGCTAACTGACATTTCTAAATATTCGTTCTTGTACTCTTCCATTTCGCTCTCTTCTGACTCTATCATTTCTTCGGCTTTTGATAAATCAGGCCAAATTTTTAATAGCTCACTTCCATCCCAAAAAGTAATGCCATCCCACTCTTCTTCGTTTGCTTGAGCTTTCTTTAAGGCACCTTGCTTTGGATAATCTTTATCTCCGGGTTTCGCTGGCTTATAGTTCTTGCCAAGACGATCTTTCTTCTTCTGGATATTATGCCAAAGGCCTTTCCCAGCTTCTACTTCTAAACTAGAAATCCCTGCTGAAGCTTCAACTGGAGAACCCGCTCTCCATTGATAACATGACCAATACTTAGCTTTCCATTTTGGACCGGGATTCTTGTCGCAACCATGTCTTGCTCTAAAACTTTTTCTTCTAGCAGGATCGTCTCTCTTGATCTCCATGTTAGGATCACCAAAGTTAACCTTTACGACGTTTCCTTTTTCATTTTTGACATAAACAGAAAACTTTTTAGGCCCATCAGGAGTTCTGAATGGCTTATTTAATGTTTTCTTTTCTTTGTCTGCGGCGATAATCTTAAAGGAGATATCGATTTCGAGTTCTTGGATTTTCATGTTAAATATATTCTAGCCAGTTTGCTTTTTCTTGTTCTGTATCTAAATATAGGTCATTCTCGTCTTCAAAATCGTAATCAAGATTATATTCTTGAATATCATTATTTGCTTCAGAAAAATCACTATCATTTGGCTCCCAAGAACCTGTAACATCAATTTCCGAAGCTTTAGCTATGTCTTGATCTGCTTTTCTATATGAGTCTTTTACTTTTCCGCCAGACATCATTCTTAAAAACATATTTACTCTTGCTGCGGCCCATCCTCCTCTAGTCATTCCGGGTCTATGAGAAGAACTAAATGCGCCAGCACCTCTGCGATATACTTTCTTTAACTGACTTAAATTAACTTTTCTAGAATGCTTTGCATTATGATTCTTTACTTTGTTTTTAAGCATCTCTACAACTTTAGCAGAAAACTCTATTGCCTTATCGCTTTTGGTTCCTGCGCTACCAGCAGGATTTTTACTAGAACCACTGCGCCTTTCAGAAGGCTTGGAAGGCGTCTGAGCAGAGCTTTTAGGCCCAGACCTCTTTGATTCTATGATTTCAATTTCTAAACCTTGTAAGCTCATAATTTATAGTTGATAATAAATACACTGAAAATTAGCAATTAAGGAAATTATAATGGCCCATTTGTATTAAAGTTTGTGTAGCTCAATCCTTTTAGTAAGCCGCTCATGGATAAGCCATTCGGATGAGGATAAGAATTTTGGTCCATATCGCAGTAAAAACTAAAATCTAAAACAGCATTTGCGCCGACGGAAGAGTCATAAGAAAGGTCTTTAAACTTTGCTCCTCTAATATCATATCTTATAATAGTATCAGAGTCTTTGTTCATCTTAATTACAATATCGTATTTAGATTCTGATTTTATGTTGGATATTAGGTCTCCAGAATAAATTAAATTTTTATAAATAGCTGAAAAAGTTCCTTCAACAGTGATAGGAGTATTTATTTGCCTGTCTACTGGATAAACATAGCCTAATGTCTTTAGGGGTTCCCTATCTAATGGAATAGTAAAATTAAAACCCTGAATCGCCGAGTCTTGTATGATTACATTTGATTTAGTTTTAGAAGTAGAGTTTACATCGAATACATCTACGGTGATTTCTCCGGGTAACAAGACTGAAATTGAGTTACCTATTTCTTCATAAGCGGTATTATAATTAGGAATAGAAAAACGAACTCCCGTATTAAGTAGTCCACTCTTAGGCTCAACAAATGGAGATACTGCATTAGTACCGGAAGAATAATAAAGAACATTATGCGCCGTACAAGTAACTGAAGCTATTGGGATCTCGTTAATTTTAGCATTTACTCCATAAGAGGTGATGAAGCAATTACCAAAAGCCAACACAGGGAATCCAGATAGGTTAGAGTTAATGACATCTGCGGGATTTGGGTTAATAGACAAGAAAAGGTTTCTTTGGTCTCTGTATTTAAACGGATATTTGAATGTGTTATTTGTCGGTATCGTTAAATCAGTATTATAAGCAAACCCTTGATCTCCAAAAGCGAATCCTGATAAAATGTTTCCACTAGGATAAGTTTGCCCGCCATCAAATTGATCTAAATTTGGAGGCCCAAGATCTACATAAAAACCAAGCCTAGCTTCGTTTCTTAAATCTTTAATGTTGTAATTGAAGCTAAGATTTATCTCTGGTGGATTTAAGTTGTGATCGTAAATTGTAGAAGCGTTTCCGATTTCAGTAAACCTTGCTGGCTGAGTAGATATCTGATAACTAAATTGATTTATTCTTTTAAGAGGTTGGATTAGGTTATGGACTCCTGTTGGCAAAAGAGTGCCATTAGGGTCACAAAAATAATACCCACTTGCTGGAGCAGGTCCAACAAGCAGCAACTGATTATTATAGATTACTCTATTTGTAGGCATTAGATTTTACTATGGTAAAGCAAACTAGCCATATAAGAATCCACTTGATGCTCGCAAGCAATTCCATGAATTTCTTCTACTGTTTTTTCATTTTTATCTACAGGAGATTCTATGTACTCAGAGATCTTAGAAATCCAATTACTTTTTTCTTCGTTAGCGACTATGATTTTTGTGATGTCAAGAGCTACTTCTTTTTGCTTATCGTTTAACTTTTTAAGCTTATGTTTCTTCTTTAAAATGTTTTCTACTTCGACGCCTAATTTGTTTGTGGCTTCTACTATATCTTTTAACTTAGTTACGCTGTAATTAGCCTTAGAAGAAGTGCCAACTGGTTTAACATTTTTAGTTGTTTGCTTGATGCCAGTGCTTCCCGCTGGTCTTCCGGCATCTATTTTAGGACCACCAATTAATGGCTGATAGAGTCCTTTGTCTTTTAGATCAATAAAACTATTTTGAGACTGGAGCGACTCTTCTGGACTTGGCAATACTCCTGTTTCAATAGCTTTAAGGCCTTCCTCTGGGGTAAGAACCCCAAGCTCCATAAGGCGAGTATAAATTCTATTAAGGTTTTGATCTGTCTTAAGATCCATATCTTCAAAGAATGGAGTAGGGAATACTTTGAACCCTATTTCTTTAGAAATTCTCTTGATTTCAGGCAGCAAGAAGTCTGTGATAAAAGCTTGACGAGCTTGTATTAGTTTTTGTCCTAAGAGAGAAACTTTTGTAGTAGTGTTCGCGAACTTTTCGTTTCCAACTAGAATATTATTTAATCCAATATTAATGTCTCTATCGATCACCTCATATTTTCTTGGATCAAGGATGTCTGCGATTTGAGGGATAACGAACTCTGCTTTTGTCGTATAGTCTGCAATAAGGACTCTACCAATCGATTGATTAGTAAAGAGATTTTGCATCGTCTTCAAGTTCTCTTGGTTCACTCCTCCCTTATCAGGTTCAGTTCCCATAGTAATAAGAAGAACGACTTGCTGGATTGTCCTTGTAAGTGCCATATCCATACGACGCATTTCAATTTTAGCACTTATATCTTCAAGAACTGGAAATCCCATTGGTACGGCAAAGGGCTCGTAGTCTTGCTTCTTATAGAATACAGCATAAAACTTCTTTGTGTCTAAATGAAGTAGGACCGCTGTAGATTTTCCTTTTAAAATTTGCTCCCTAACAAGAGGGTCAAGAGAGTTTAGTATCTCTTTGTCTTCTTCTGTCCTTGGATTTCTAACCTGCTCAAGTTCGTAATCAGTTAGTACCTTATAATACTGCCCTCTATTAAAAGAAAGGTTACCATTGACTTGAACATCTGCTGGGTTAATGATTATGTATCTAGAAGGTAAAGAAATTTTTGCTGCTAAAGCTTGCGAACCAAAAACTTGACTAATTTTAGATATATCCTCTTCTTTAATGGTAGTGTCGTATCTATAGATGAAAACGTTTCCAGAGCGGTAGTATTCTCTAAAGAACTTGTCTTGAAGAGCAGTGATATTTATCTTATTGAATAAGGCTTGGAAGAAATCTCTTGCACTTTTATTTCCACCTTTCAAGTGAAGGTTTCCGCAAGAAAGCTCTGATAGTAAATCGATTGTGTTCCTAAATAGACCAAAGTTATAATAAGCTTTTTGGCACAAGATTACCGTATCTCTTACGTCAATGTTAGATTTATTATAGTTATAGCCAGTGGCATAATTAAATGGCACCATGCCTTCATCGATATTGCGAAAACGATCTGTTCTCTCAATGGTTGACGCAGCATTTCTACGGCTTCTCGTCTCAGTGACTCTGCTTGCTACTCCGCCATGAGCAGGGGTAGAGCCTTCGACCATCATTGGAGCGAAAGAAGATTCCTCAATTTTTTCTTTTTTAACCTTTGCCATAAGCCTAATAATTAATTACACATTTTAAATTAAAATTGGTGTAAATCCCGCAGCTACTATTTTATTTTCAGTAGTCATAATGTCATTATAACATTTGGAACCCCATTTCGCTAACATTAAAGCAGTGTAATTATCTTTTCTCGCTCTATTGGGAGAATTGGAACGCTTTAGGTGTTGAGGCAAGTCGAAATTAACAGAACCACGACTGCTAGTAGTGAACTCAACTAGCGAACATTGCTTCTTAGTGTTGTAAACTAATAAGTCTTGGTGTTCTATTAAGTCTAGTTTGTTCCAGTCCTTATTCTCTTCCACGAAGATTATCTCTTCTGGAATCCTCTTATTAATCTCTTCATTAAAGAAATTCTCATTAGCGACAGTCTTTGAAGCGAACCAAATTTTCTTATAATCAATTGCCGCTTGTAGGTTTTCGTTACCTCTTCTGATAAACGTAGTAGTGAATACTTGAGTGACTGCTATCTGCTTGTTCTCAAGGTTATATTGGCTCTTAGCTTTTTGCACCATCCTTGTATATTCAATACCCTCAAGATCAGAATCGAAATCAATAAACTTAATCTTCTCAGATTCTGAATTCACATATTGAGATTCATTATAAGTATTAAAGAAGATATCAGCGCCAGCATTATCGCAGATTATGTAAACAATATTAAAGCTCGTCATTAAGTAATGGAAGTATTTGATGTGAGTATTTAAGCTCCCAAGGCCAGCATAACAATGCACTAGGGTATCGTTCTTATTTTCTCGGTCTATTTCTAAAATACCCATTGCAAAATAGTCAGCATTTGGACTATCGCTCATGTTAGGGTCCATTGCTAAAATATATTGCTTACCACTATCTCCTTTAATTTGAGAATGGGGGCGTTCTTCGAACTTAAGGGTACACTCTTCCATTTTCTTCATGCTAAAATAAGAATCGCTACCGTCAGTGAATTGAGCGCAATACTCTCTTAAGAAAGAAGCATGAGAAGCTCCACCATTTTGCGCTTCTTCTGTAATTGAAGAGTCTATCATCTCTAGAGGGAGAGCTTCGTAACTTAATTGAGATACAAAATAAGTAGCACTTGTTGGCTCCTTTGAATAGATATTGTCACACCACTCTTTGTAAGTCTTATAGAGGTTCTCAAAAGTATAAGAGGCTGAAGATAGGGCAATCATTTTAGAAGTGTTCTTAAACTCCATGCGGTCAGCCTCTGTCATCGCCCCTTGGCTAATTAAATCATCTTCTTGTTCGCGAATACTAATACGTTCTTTAATATCTTGCGGCACAATCAAGAATGGCATCAATACATTCTTAATAATGTCTTCCGGTAGAAGCATGAACTCGTCTAGCACAAGTACGTTAGCACGGAAACCACGAATCTTTTCGCCGCTTAGAGGGATAGCTTTTATTGAACCCTCATTAATTGACCAATCGTATTCATCATTGCGTTTTGACTTTGCGCCGAACGCTTGCATCAAAAGATCTGCGCCTTTAGACTCAGTAATCTTTTCTATTGAATTGAAAATGCTCCTTGCTGTTCTAAATGTTGGACCAGCAATTAAGATCTTGCTCTTGGGCTCAAATATGCATTGTAAAAAACAAAATACCGCAGCAGAAAAAGATTTGGAAGCACCACGACCCCACACGTTGAGACAAAAGTTTCTATTTAACATGGCTTTAATTACAACCTCTTGATAAGGCCATAATTTTATGCCAGAAATTAGCTCTGTAGTTATGCCGATATTAGAACGTAAGAACTTGGCTAAAGTTATCTTAGCCTCTTTGTCTTCAAGAGTATCTTTTAGTCTAGAATATTCATCGTTTAGATTTGGAATTATTCTATTATACTTTTCTGGGGTATACCACATATTATAGCATCTTTAGGTCGTAGCAAAGTTGCAAATCATACTTAAAAAAGTTCTCATCAGTAGAAAACATCTTCTCAATTACTCTAACAGACTCTTTGCGCCCCTTTGCAAATAAGAATTGTACATGAGGGTATTTTTGTATTAGCTCTCTGACGTTATGGAATATAAATTCAGGGTTTACCTTTGTAGCTTTCTTGTATACATGAGGAAGATAATTAAATGACAGAGTATTGCTTAAGCTCTCTTCTACAATGATGACCATGTTAGCTTTAGCTTCACTTGCCTTCTCAATCTCTCGACAAAATCTTTCGTAACCTGCACTTAGTGTGCCAATAAAATCAGAAATAGACTTCCTCTCAAAATAAAGTTTGCCATCATAGCTTGGATGACTAAATCCATAGTCTCCAAACTTAAGGGTGCGAACTTCAGATGCCATATTGAAGATGAATGGCTTCTGTTCTCGGGTATCAATATAAATAATTGAATCTTTGGTTTGTAATTGAGCTAGATTATCCAAATTATTTGGATATACATACTTATTTTTAAACCCAAGATCTTCAGCGAGCTTGTAGTAGTCATCAAAAATTTCTTGTAAGTAAATAACACTTGGACTCAATACACTACGAAGCTCAACTTGAGAGGGAGTATACTGCAAACCTTTCTTCTCTTTCCTCTTAATAAGGAAGTCTTTGCAATATTCTCTTTGCTTCTCTAATGACTGAGCCTTGAGCCAGTTCTTAAGATTGTTTTTATTATTAAAGTCAGTATTGAAATACTGTTCTTTATTTTTATAGATGATTATTGAATTATCAAAAGCATCATAGCGAGGGTGCTGTTGTTGATAGTATTCTATTACTCTAATCTTATGAGCCTTGAGATGGCGATTAAAATCTGCATCTGCTTCATAAACCTTTTGACATATTTTGCATGTTTCAGCCATTTAACACCTCATCTTCTGAAATTCCTAAGATACGGCACTTGATTTCATCCATTGTAGAGAGACGGTCTATCTCGTTCTTGACCATCGCCTTTCTCCTTTCGGCAAGTTTCAATAACCGTGTGCGAGAATCTTCTTCTTTCCACATCTGAACTAAATTGAGGATACTGGCGTTCTCTTTTATTTGCTTGCTAAGGCGATCACTTCGTTTTACTTTAAGATCATTAAGAAGTTTTTGCTGGCGGATAGTCGATTGATTGTATTCGTTTCTTGCACCGCTAATGGCCTCAATAAGAGCCATAGGAATTTTGCCACCCCCATCCACTTCCATATCAATCTGATTTTGGAGGGTCTGGATGGTCTCTTGGATGTTGGCAGATATGACTACTTCAGTAGCTAGTACAATGTATTGGTCAACTTCTTCTTGAGTAAGGTCTGGCTTATCAAATGTATAACGGACAAAAGAGCTTTCAAATAACTCACGATCAATATTAGAGGAGTAACTGTTTATTTGATGGAGAAACCGATAAGTATGCATGTATCCAATGATAGCATTAATAGCCGCCTTCTGGCGCGAAGTGACTTTGTCTTTGTCAATGCCTTCATGGACGTATCTATTGATGCGAAAGAGCATCCGCTCAAAAGTCTTTGGCGGCATGTATTGAGAATCGGCAATACTCTCTGTATCTCTTTGAGATACTGGACCTGCTTGAATTACTTTTTGATCAAGGGTCTTAATGAACTCAATTATTGTACGAGTCTCTTGACTGAGGCTAGTAAGATTTTGATTATTAAAAACACTTTTAGTAATCTCAAGTGCGCCCATTGAACCGGCGTTATTAGCAGCAAATTCTTTTTGTTCTGGAGACAATTCAATCTTATCTTTTGCCAAATACTCATAGGAAGCCCTTGCTTTAATTTGTCTTGTTGATAAGAACTCTTTAACCTTCTTGCCGTGCCAACTTCTACCGTCTGCGCCTTCAGCGTCAGGAAAAGCAACCCTAACAAGTTCAAGCAGAGAAGGAGGATTAGTAGCGCGGTTGTTCCACTCATTTAAAATTGCCAGTCTCTGTTGGTCGTTAAGTTCTTGAGGTTCATTTTCAGCCATAAATTTCCACTTCTCCATTCGTAATGCACTTCTTAGCTTTTATAAGGATAGATCGCTTTAGGTTTTTTATCTGTTTATATCCGGGAGATCGGTTCTTTTCAGTAGTCTTAAAGCCTAATAGTTTTGCTACCTCTTCTTCTTTTTGATTCTTTAAGCAAAGCATCTCGTATACCATCCACTCTGCTGGCTTTAGTACTTTCTTTAATGCCGAAGATAAGCTATGAGTACTTCTTAGAAGGTCAAAGCCTTCGTTGGTCATGTCGTGGACTTCTTTAATGTGATTTTCAAGAGGAAGAGTTATTTTTGTATTGAAAGCGTCTTTTTTATTACGCTCCCAATGAGAATACATTGGGCACTTCTTACACTGCTCTCCATATATTGAACAAGAATCATCCCACTCTGCCGCCGCACACTTCAAACAAGGTCTAGCATAATTACCATAGTTATTTCTTATAATGTTTTTTATCTGATTAGAGATAATAATGTTTAACCAAGGGGCAAGAGGTTTTTGTGGATCATATAGGCTCCATTTTTTATAAATGTGAATCCTTAATATTTGCTCAACGTCCTCGAAATCAATCCAAGACAATGCCGCAAGGGTCCACTTGCTCTTGCGCTTGCGAATTTCTTCGTCTACTATAGCTATGCTATTTTCAAAGGATTGTTTTTGGACGGGAGGAGACATTTTTATTTTTGCCTTAGTGTACCAGCTTCTTGTTTAAATATTTTCATCATCTCTCTGGCAGAGACCTTCTCTGCAAATCTTTGTTGACCTTGCAAGAGTTGATCTGGTACAGTACCAGCAATTTTAGAGAGAGACTCTCTCCTTGGCGCATCAAATTGGATATCAACATCTAGACCACCTTTTAATTCAGGAATTCCGGTAGAGAATTCAGAACTATCTTCCTCATCATCATCTTCAGTATCCATTTCTTCTTGAGCGCGAACCTTATTTTCTCTTAGCTTCTTATCTTCCGGCTTTTCTACAATAACACCATAGAACGGAGTGCCGCATGTAGAGCAAAATTTTGGTTTTGCTTGTGTGTATAAATTAGGGCCTCCACATTTAGAGCAGTAAATTTTTTGCATAATTCATTTATTTATTATAGTTTGATAATAGCAAATAAGCAAGTGTAATTGTAGAAGAATGAAGTATTCGTTTAAAAATAACGAAAAGGTTGAAT